GATCTTTGGGAGTTCTGAGTGATCAAGAACTGGAGCCCACTTCTTTGCATATGTTTCGTTTAGATACATTTTATAACTCTCCTGAGTTCTTATTGATTAGGCTTTTGGAGCCGTCTTTGTGATTGCATTTACATAATGTTTCATCAGACCTTGTACGTCTGCTACTTCTGGTTCTTCAACAGCTGTTTCTTGAAGAGCCTTGACCTCACTTGTAATTTTCTTGGCTGGGAAGTAGTTCTCGCGGATCACTGCGAGCTTGCTATTAAACTCACCCTCTGTGGTGAACTCCACGCCCTCTGCGAGCGAAATCATCTTAGCAATTTGTGTTTCAGTTAGACCTTCGCAAATTTTGCGAACTGCTTCATTTTTCTTAGCAACACCGAGTTGTTCAACTAGTGCAGCCTTTTCAGCAGCAGCGGCAGATGCGGCTTCTTCAAGAGAAGCAACACGTGCGGCTAGTTCTTCTGCTACATCGACTTTCTCTTCAGGAATTTCGATGTAGTGTTCGTTGAATAGATTCTTGAGACCGTTGATGAAGTCTTCAGTCAACTCGGCACGTAGACCTGTCTCAATAGCAACCTTGTTTTCATCAATCCACTGCTCAACGACGTAGTTTAGATACTCGTCAACTTGCTCAGCCATTTGTGTTTGGAGTGACTCAACTGCTTCAGAAAGAATTGCTTCGTTATCAGCAATTACATCTTCAACAATCTTCTCAACACGTGACTGAACAGCAGCTTCGAAAATCGTGGTTGCTTTCGTACGGAATTCTTCGGATAGTGATTCGCCGTTGAATAGAGCATCAACATCTTCTGACATTGAACCCTTGTGCTTCTTCACCATGTCCTTCTTCCAGGCTTCCTTCATTTCCTTTTCGTCTTTCTCTTCTTCTTCTTCCTCGTCCTTCTCTTCTTCATCTTCGGACTTGGCTTCAGCGACGACTTCTTCTTCTTCCTTCATAGCCTTGATTGGCATTGGAAGTTTTGTCTTGCCTTCTTCTAAGGAATCTTCTGCAGTTTCTTCTGCAGCAACTTCAGTAACAACTTCCGTTGTTTCATCGGTTTCTGTTTCTTCCATAGCCTGGACTTTGACACCCTTTGCATCACCCTTGGTGGCTGGCTTTGGTGCTTCCGAAGCGGCAGCAGCAGCCTTCTTACCAATATCTGATGGTGCAGTTGTTGGTGTTTGACCGCCGAGATCATCCATCTCAGCAGGTAGTTTGTGTGCTGGTTCCTTTGCGGCTGACATTGATGCCTTTAGGATTTCTGCAGCGGATTCTGATAATGTCTTACTCATTGTTTAACTCCTGAAGAAGTAATATTATTTATAAATTTTACAGTTTTGACAAGAAGTTCTCGAAAATTTTCAAGGAGATCTCGTCGATTTGCTTTTGTTTTGCAGTTTTGATTTGAGTATAGTATTCGTTGATGTCAATTTCCTTGACCTTACCGTTATCCCATACCCACTCTTTACCTTCCATAATACCTTGGACAAAAGCACCTGGTGCGGAGGGATCCGCTACAATATCAGCCGCTGTGGCTAGATAATAGTCATCTTGAACGACGTTGACACCGCCCTCGTTTTTGAGAGAGCCCATGCCACGGCATGACACACCAAGAATTGCACCGCCTTCCATAAGGGACTTGGCGATTTTACCCATTGGTGTTTCAAGAATTTTTGCTTTACCAACCCAAACGTTACCTTCTTGTTTGAGGTTAGTGATTAGATGTGATACGCGATCTAAGTTGATCGATGGTGAGTCTGGATGACCCAACTCGCCGAATGCGCGATTTCTATCTACATATTCTTCGCTATAACGCTTGACTTCTTTTGCAAGCGTATCTACAGGATACACACGACCGTTGCGATTTTTTGTTTCAGCAACGAGAAATGGTCCTTGAATGTAAAGTGATTTTACACCGTTTTGTTCTTCGGTGAGAACCTTGACTTCTTCGATTGATTCTGTGATTAGTTTCATTTACTTCAACCCCAGTGATGCGCGCTTTCTTAGAGAACGCTTTCTTTTGATAAGTGCTCGAGCCATCTTGGCTTTTCTTTTGATCTTAGCACGACGAGCTGCGAGCTTTCTCTTCATGCGTTCGCGCGGTGGGATGCGAACCAATTTACCACCACGAATGGTATAGCCTGGAACTGCTGAAAGAACTTTGCGACGCTGAACTTTACCACCACGCACTCTTGCGCGGATAAGTTTTTTGCGACCCATGCGCTGAACGTTTGCTTCAGCGATAATCTCTCGTACAATTTCTGATACTAAACTCATTCTTCGTCACCGATTGTGAATTTGACTTTACTCAATGCAAAGTGTGCTGCTTTTTCGAATCCTTTTGGATGTGTAAGCATATCAGCAAACTTTTTCTTATTCTCATCGTTCAATGCACCGTGAACCATATGAATGGCTTTTGCAGCACCATGACTAACTCTAAGTTTTGACCCATCAGCAAACTTCATATGTTTTGATGTTGCTTTTGGACTTTGCTCAGAAGCATATTTAGAAACTTGCTCTAAACTCTCAAGAATATCCTCGAGATCAGCCTCTTCCATCTGAACGTTTGCTCCAGGAATAATTTCGCCTGGACTATTACCAGTACCAGCATATGGAATTGTAATCACAAGACCGAGTTGCTTATTTTGATACATGGCAACTTTACGACCGTCTGGGAAAATACGAATTCCCTTACGTTGCAGCACAATCATTACTGGAGGATTATTTTCGTCTTTGAAAGCAGCAATTGCTTCATTGATCATCTCACCCTCAACTTCAATCTCGTTATGAGAAACGATGTTGCGGCGAACTGCTTGGAATGACTGTTGTGAACCTAGAGCAGCTTGTGATGTTGCACCATAATATCTGCTCAATACATCTCTGTGTTGCTTTGGTAGTTTAGCAATATCACCAGTTTGAGATTGACGGCGTAGTGCAACCTTCAGGCGCGGAAGGTCGCTGGCTGGCATCATACCAGCGCGGACTAATGCGCTAATTCTTGCGCTATCAACCTGCGCTTGCTTCTGCTGTTGCTTCTGCTGATCCATCGCTGGATTCGCTTCCGACAACTTCGCTTTGATTTGCTTCAACTTCATTTGATTGTACTTCTGGTGTGAGTAAAGACGATGCAACTTCAACCTTTTTTACTTCAAGAGCGTCAGAGACTTTATCAGCAATCGTGTTATTGAATGCTGCTTCAAAACCTGCCTTATCTCCCATGATTGCCGCTTTTACCATATCAAGTGTCATTGGTTTGTCCATGATTTCTCCATTATTTATTTAATTTGTGAACTAAATGCTTGGTCAAGATTACTTGAATTTGCTGTTTGTTGTTGTGGTGCTGCAGGTTGTCCCTGCATTGCAGCCATGGCAGCATTTTGAGCAACAGCAGCATTTTGCGCAGATACGGATAGGCTACCGATTCCCATCGCATCTGCTGCTGCTTTTTCTTCTTCAAGCTCTTCATCCATTCTCTCAATGCCTTCTTCATCAAAGTGAAGGACATGTTTCTTGACCCATGCACGTGAGAAATATGTTCCAACGTATGGATCAATTTGATTCATGAGTTGAAGTCTAGAAGTCATCAACTCTGATTCCTTCAACTCTGCAAAGTTATTGTCTTTGAGGAAGTCATAGTGAATCTTTTCTTTCCACACTTCCCATTCATCTACAGAGCAAATACCCTTGAGTGCAAGCTGACGTCTCATCAACTCATCAAACAATGTACTAAATTTAGCACGAACTCTGTCGACGAACTTGGTAAACTTCAATTCGTCGCGTGTAATTTCTGTTGTGCGACCAAGAGAGAATCCTTGGTTTTGTTCGAGGCGAGAAATTGGTACGTTCAATGACTTGTATAGTTTTGATTCAAAATACTTTACGTCAGACAACTCACCAAGATTTTGACCTGCTGGTAACGTTGTAATTTCTGTTGACTTACCTTCACCGCGACGTGGGATCCAGAAATCTTCCATCATTGACATAAACTTACGATCGTCTTTGACTTCACCAGTTGAACTATCGTATACAACCTTGTTACGGAACTTTGTCATGATATCACGAAGATATTGTTCTGCTTTGATCTTTGGCATATTACCAACATCAATATAGAACACACGACGTTCTGGAGCACGTGATAGACGATAGATTACAACAGCGTCCTCAACCATTCGGAGCTGGTTGAGTGGCTTGATTGCCTTGTGAAGGTAAGACAAAACCATAATTCTTTTTGCATCAAGAATGCCAGAATTGATATTGATGATTGCGTCTGGCGCAATACGAACAGAGTTTGGTGAACTGACTGATGATACAATTTGTTGACCTTGAATTGATGCTCTTTCATTGAAGACGTAGAATTCTTCAACGCCAGCAATCACATCAACTTTAGTTCTTGGATCTCTGTTCTTGATAATCGTACGAACTTTTTTGATCTTACGTGGATCAATGTAAACCAATTCTTGAATGCCAAGTTTTGGTTGTTTTTCGTCAATCAAAACTTGATAGAAAAGGCGACCGTCGATATACCAGTTGCGGAAAATGTCTGCGCCACGATTTGAGAAATCGAGCATGCGAAGAACATTATCAAATTCTTCGCGGATCATATCCTTGATTTTGTCTGGTTGCTCAAGATCATCGAGCATAATTGTAACGCTTTTACCAGTTACGTCATGCACAATTGTTTCGTTGACAATTTCGTCAATGGCTGCTTCGAGTTCTGGCTGCATAGCCATTTCTCGATAACGAGTGACGAGATCATTTTCGTTTTTGAAACTGGCTTCTAGATCAAGATACGTTCCAAAGTATCCGCCAGCGTTGATAGCAAGAGCGCCATCGTCTGAAACAGGTGCACTGATTTGAGGCTGAAGTTGTTTTGGATCTTCTTCGCCTTTCTTTCGTGTTATTTCGAATCCGAATAGATTGATTGCCATGCATTACCTCATAATAAAATGGGGGAGGATATCCTCCCCCTTTTCAAGCGGCATTAAGCGCCAAGAAGAGATTCAACTGGTGATCTCAAACTTGAAAGACCACCACGATCAACTGTTTCCCAATACTGATATGCGAAGTTTACTGTGTACTCTTCGATCGTATCGTTTGAACCCCAGTCTAGATCAATTTGAGCAATGTCTGTTGGGAACATACCAACAAACTTATATTTCTTCAACTGTCTGCCATCTTTGGAAAACTGAAGAACCTCAGCATCAACGCCATATGATTGTGACGTTTTTGCTCTTGTTGAGCGTAGGTTAGAAACATTATCGTTGATTCCGCGGATCCATGATTCCATTGCGTTGCGAATCAAGAAGTCTTCATCGTTGATAATTGTTACTGACCAATCAGCAAAAGTACGATTACCAGCAACCTTCACTTCGCGACCGAAGTAAGGTACTGTAACCATACCAACTGTTGAACCTGGGAGAGCAGCAGTCTTTACCATGAAAGAAGATTTGACCGACGCAGCAGCACCAAGTGATGCATAATTTGGGAACGTGAGTCGTACTTCAAACAGATTAGGACGTGCGCCATCACCAGTAAGTTGGGTACGGAATGAATTTACATTAAAAGCCATTGTATTCTCCTGACTTTATCCTAGTCTATTTATTAGAAGCGACCAACGATTTCGTCGAAGGCAACACCAGTACGGACAGCGACAAAGTTCAACTGGATAAAGTTGATGCTACGTGCTGGCTTGATGTAGATATCGCCAACAAACTCGTTACGATCAATGACGTCTGGAGTATTGTTTGTTTCGTCACAAACGACACGGAAGTCATAAAGACCGCGACGACCCTGTACCGTGCGTAGGAATGGCTCAACAAGATTTACGAAGGTTGCTCTTGTGAATTCATCATTGAATTCGAAGAGGCTTGCCTTGGCTGCTCTTGCGATTGCCTTCTCTAGGACGATAAAGAGACGACGTACATTGATACGATCGAATGCGCTTGGTTTTGCAAGCAACGTCTTGTCACCATATAGAACCACGCCTTCGCCTGGGAACGATACGATTGGGTTGACACCCTTCTTGTATAGTTCGTCGCGATTTGCTTGGCTTGGATTATATGCCAACTTGATTACGTTCTTCAACTGACCACGATTGAATCCAGCTGGTGAGAACCATGGATCACGATCGGCATCAGTGCGAGCGCAAAGACCAGCAACGTCACCATTACATGGAACCCAACGGTAAGTATCGTTGTACTTGTCGTACATATACTTCCAGTTGCTATCCATTACTGCGTATGAAGATGATGGTAGTGCGTTGCGATAGTTATTTACTGCAGTGACTGGGTCAGTAGCGGTAACATTTGCATATGTTGGAGAGATAAATGCTACTGCGTCGCGACGAGAGTCAACGATCGCAATTGCCTTCTCAGCAACAGCTTCGCCATAACCGCCAGTCATGACAAGTGAAACATCAACATTTTCTGTTGAAGTAAACTGATCATATGCAGAGATTACGTTGCCGTTTGTTACAGTACCATCAGTACCCCAGATGAAAGAGATTGTTAGATTCTCACCATCGAACTCGTGGCTTGAATCAGCTGCAACACCCCATGTTTCGCTATTTTGACCATAGCCATAAACATAACGTGAGCTGCGGTATAGAACGTTCTTCCAATAGATGCTGTTGCCAGATTCGTCTTTGGCATTTGTTGCTTTTGAAACATAAGCAAAACGTTCTAGGACGGTGTTTGGTGTTCCAGAGAACAATCCATCTTCGTCGATAACTGCAATGTGCATTTCGTCATTTGCGTTTGACTTATGATTTGCAGCAACCCAAGCAGAAGTACCAGGAGCAGAATCAAAGAACTCATGATATGGAGCAGATCCGAATACAGAAGCATTGGCGTTTGCAATAATTGCGACCTTCAATGAGTTGCCGCGTGAACCAGGATAGCGAGCAGCGAAGGCGATATCTGCGTTTGATGCACTGTGAAACGTTGAGAAGTAATGATCTTCATTCTTCATCTTGACGTTTGATGCGCAAGAAAGCGGATCAACGTTGAGTGCAACTGCAGAGTTCAACGTTGCAGCATCAGCGCGTGATACGAAGAGGCTGTTGCTGTAAGAAAGGAAGTTTGCTGCAGTGAAGAATGGTAGGTGAGTAGTGGCGTCTGGTTTGCCATATACTTCTACAAGTTCATCTTCAGAAGAAACTTGACGGAGGACGTCGACTGGACCCCACTGGAATGCGCCACCAATAGCGCCAGTGGCTGTGGAAACTGCTGGAACAACTGTAGTTGCATCAATTTCAGATACATTCACACCTGGTGATACTTGAAAAGCCATGTTTTTGCTCCTGTCTTGGAGGATAAGAAATCTACTGATTATTTAGTATTTTGGGGTTTTTACCGTTGTACTGTTGACCAAACAGCTCCATCTTCAACAAAAGCAGGACCTGTTCCACTATCGACATCTATATGTCCTGCTAAAATTGTATCACCGATTGACTCTTCTTCGATCATTTTTAGATGTTCTTCGTTCAATTTTCGTCGAATATCAACGTTTGTCATATCTGTAAAGAATTTTTGACTCGTGAGCCAAGAAAAAAGAACTAAACACATCACCAAATCGTCGTGGCTACCCTCTTCAGCCTCGAAAGTGACCCCATTACTTACGAAGGTAGACAACTCAGAGATAATCTCATAGTCTTGAATAATCAACTGTTGTCGTTCGATTAGGTTTTTTAGTAGAGTGCACCCCAATCTTTTGACTGATTTTGTCGTTTTGACGCCTCGACCGCTCTTTTGACCATAACCAAAGTTGACCAAAAGTTTCTTATTGAGTTTAGATTTGCCATGCTCGACCGTCGAGAGAATATGCTCGTATTCGTAATCTTCGAATAGAATATCGGCGATCTGCTGTCCGTTATCGTTGGTTTCGATCAGCTGATAAGCATTATTATAGTACATACCGACTTGTTTTAGGATCGCAGGATAGACCAATGGGCTGATCTCGTTATCCTTATATGTCGCG